GTCTCAGGCATCACCACAGGCTTTCCATAGGCCACCAGGCCATTCTGGAAAGTGCCGTTCAGATCCTTGTCGTAGAAGTCTCCCGCCGCCGTGCTGCCGTAGTAGTAGTCGAAGCCGACCACATCGACATAGCCCTGCGGCCGGCGCGAGTCAGCGGCCGGGAAGAAGTTGCTCCAGCTGGTGTTATTGCCCGACCAGTTCATGGTCCACACGTAGTAGGCGTTGGTCACGCCTTGGGCATCCATCTCGAGCACCATCTGCTTGAAGGTCTCGGCCGATTGAGCCGCGCTCGCGTACTGCCACCAGTTCTGCGGCGGACTCGCCTCGTAGTTCACCTCGTGCAGGGTGCGGAAGAAGAGCTTCTTCTTGCGAGCCTTGATGAAGGCCGCAAGCGTTGCGAGCCCATTGGTGCACACGATGGTGCCCACGCCACCGATGTTGACGGTGAAAGGCCCCTTGTGCCACGAGTTGTAGGCCGCGGTGGCCGCGACCGGGGGAGATGCGAGCGGCCCCTGAATGATGCCGGGATATGGGTTGCTACCCGGCTGCTGAGGCGTCGTGCCACCGGTCGGATTCACCGGCGACCACACCAGGATCACGAGGAAGTTATTGGCCTGCAGGTCATCACACAGTTGCCCCGCCTGCGCGATCGTCATCACCGCATTGTTCTGGTACGCCTGGGGCGCAAAGCCGACCGGGCTCTTGCCGGTGTCGGTACCGGGATCGCTCGCGCTCTCATAGTCCGTGATGGACATGTTCGCGACGCTCTGCGGGCTTGAATGAAAGGTCACGACATTCGTCATGCCGCCGCCGTAGGTGTTCCCTCCGGCGCTGGTGCTGCCGTAGATGTCGAAGTGCTCAAAGACCGCAAGGCCATTGAGGTTCGTGATCCAGGTGAGCGGATCGGTGCCAGTGGGCGGCCCGCTGCCGCCTGTGGTACCGATCTCCGGCGGGCAGAAGGTGCCTAAGTTCGGCGAGGTCGCGCCATCCTGCGGCTGCACCTTGTAGCCATAGCCCGGTGTGTTGTGCGTGCCGGTCGCGGTGGTGTCCGCATAGGACATGGCCGCATCCGAATTCACGCTGAAATTATCGATGCTGTAGGTGGTCTGGGCGCCGCCCGAACCTGCCGCCACTGGCGCGCAGATATAGACCGTCGAGGGCATCGCCTGAGAGACCGTGCCCACCGGAGTATTCGCGCCACCGAGCTTGCTCTGATCGGTGTTCGCCCAGAAGGTGAGCGTGCCGATCCCGGTGCCCGAGTTGTAGCTGTAATCGACCTCGAACCACATGTTGGCCGAAGTATTGGCCACCACCGTAGTGTTCGCAGTTGCCGCGCCCTGACTCGGCCGGTAGTCGATGCCCATGCCGGCACCCGAGACCCCGCCATTCGCGAAGGGGTTGAAGTGCGGAAAGATGTGCGCACAGCCCATGCCGTTGGTGAGATCGGCAGGACTTACCGCGCGGATATCAAAGCCCACCTTGCCGAAGGGCGTGGTGCCATTGACGCACGAGACCAGGCGCCCGGTGATCCGGACGAATGTGCCGCTGAATGCCTGGTAGGCGCTGATCTGGCCCTGATCGGGACCTGTGCCGTAGTACTGCGTGCCATAGCCGGTGCCGCTGTAGCTTGAGCCATTCACCACGGTGCTGCCGGGCGTGGCAGGTGAGCCGATGTCGATATTCGGGCCTGTGTACTGAAGTCCCGCGCTGGGCGCATTTACCGTGGCGAGCGCCGTATACACGCCTCCATCCACATTGCGCTGGATGTTGTACTTGCCCATGCCCCCGCCGCCGACAGCATAGGGATCGCTCACCGGATTCCAGCCCACCACGAGGCCAGGACTCCCGGCGCTGATCGTAAGTCCTGTGACCTGAGGGGGCGGTGTCGTATCGCTCGGAGCGGCGCCGATGCCCTGAATCAGGAAGGGGGAGCTAGCGCGGAAAAACCCATTCAGGAACGCGTTGACAACCACTTCCTGCTGCGTGGCGCCGTTATTGGTGGTGCCATCATAGGTGAGCGCGCCGCCGCTGCTGATCGCCCAGCCGGAGGAGACAGCGCCGCCGCCGACAACAGCGAGCGTGAATGTAGAGCCGGGCGAGCAGAGCGGGGCGACGTTGAAATTGACCGCACTCGCCTGCTGCACGAAGTTCGGTATCGGTGCGCCCCACACCGGAGGCGGACTTGGGATATTCGGCTGCGCGCTATAGACGATGCCGCTGCCATCGGGCGCCTGCACCAGAAACTGTGCGGGCAATGAGCCAGGTGGGTTCGGCGGGGTTGTCATGCCAGCTCCGTGATGCGGCCGCTGTGATCACGCACGACGCGACGCGGCCTCATGTGGTGCTGCACGGCCTGCTGAAGCAATGCCAGAGCCTGCGCGCGCGGATCGCCGGCGGGCGGCGCACTCGGGGGCGCTCCGGGTGCAGCACCAGGGGGCGGCGCAGCACCAGGTGGATGCTGCTGAGCCTGCTGCTGAGCCTGTTGCATCGCCGCCTGCTGTTGCTGCATGGCCAGCTGCTGCTGGATCTGCGCCTTTTCCTGATTCGTTAATAGCTTCACTCCGCTGATCTCTTTGAGCGTCTCAATGGAGAAGCCCGCCACGATCTCACCCACGATCTGCACCATGTCGCGCGCGAAGCGCTGCACCTCGCGCTGCTGATCCTCGAGGCGAATCATCGAGAACTTGCCCTTCATCTGCTGGGCGGTGGCCGTCTCCTCCGGATCGCTCATGCCACGCACGATGTCGGCAATGCCTGTGATCTGGTAGACATCCTCGATCACCTGCTGGCGCTGCTCGCGAAGCTCGGAGAGCGCCTCGGCAATGTCTTTCAGCGGCATCAGCTCAAAGGAGCCGGCGAGTCCGCCCTTCTCTTTCCGCGCGGCCCAGTCCGACACCGGGATGAGCTTGTTCTCAACGCCCTCACTCAAGAGCCGGTCGAGGCCCTTGGCGCTCGAGTCATAGATGCCGCAGACCTTTAGCGCTTTGGTGATCTCGGCAATGCGCGTTGAGAGCTCATCGATCTCATTGGCCTGGTCCTGGTAGAAGGTGTAGTTCGGGGTGGCCGCGAATTCATCGCTTAAGGCATTGGCCATCAGCGGGCGAGCAGCTGGGAAGAAGTTATGCAGGTTGAGAGCATCGGGGCGCTCATCGAGCATCTTGCGGAAGTTCTTCACCACCCAGTAGCGGCAGAGCTTGATCTTGCTGTCCTTGAGGTTCTTCGGCGACCAGTCGAGCGGAATCTCGCGGATCTCCTCCTCGGTGAGGTCCGTGAAGCGCTTGCGCAGCGCACTGCGGGCCATGAACACGCGCCGCCACAGCAGGCGCACTTCCGGCCAGGTGCGCGCCCAGCTCCAGCCCACATCCTCCCAGCTCACATAGTCGAGCAGCGCCTCCTCGTACTTGAGCTGCTCATCGGCCGGGTCCACCACGTCATTGCTGACATCGTCGCCCTCGGCCTGCACCTCAGGGTTATCGCCGGCCGGCGGCTCCTCGGGAGCCTGATCGCTCGCGGGGAGTTCTTCCTTGTGGAAGTGCGGCTCGTAGTTCGCCCACATGCAGCCTAAGCCCGGCAGCTCGTAATCAAGCACCGCCTGACGCATGAGGTAGTAGGTGTCGTTGACGTGAGAGAGGGTGTACTCGATCGAGCGCTCGAGGATCTCACTGGCGGTGCGCCCCACCGGGTCTTTATCCTTGTAGCGGCGCTCCACCACAGGCTTTGGGGTGCGCGCGAAGAGCGCCGGCAGGCGAGTCTGAATGTTCGCCCACAGGATGTTGTAACGCGTCTGCGTGTCTTCCCGGGGGCTCCTGGTGTCCTTGTACTTTTTCTGGATCTTGCGACCGCGCTTGATGAATTTCTCATTCTCGCGCTCGAAGGTATCGATCTCCTCCTTCAGCCACGCGACGGTCGGATCAAGCGATGCCTCGCCGGGACCTGTGACAAGCCCGCCCTCTTTCCTCGTGATCCGCTTGTCGGTGCGCTGGTAGGGGAGTCCATCGACTCCCAGGATGCGCGGCATTAGGCAACGCTGAAGACAGTGGCCGCGCCGCAATTGGCGACCAGGCCATTGACCAGATCAAAGGGCGCCTCATACCAGCCGATCGCCGGGACCGTGACGGTCAGAAACGCCGTAGGGAGATTCGCGGCGCTCGCGGCGTCATAGAGCACGATGCTGCCGGCGACTGCGGCGAAGAAGCCCAGCAGCTGGCCGCTGCGCGGGAGCACCACCTGGGCGCTGCCGGTGACTGGCGCTACCGGCCGGCCGATCTGGAAATTGCCCTGACTCATGTGCTCTCCTTGGGTAGCTCTTCGAGCAGGATGACTTCCCAGCCCTTGCCGAGCTTCTTGATGATCTTCTCGGCGCGCGTGCGGCCGAACACTGACTGCGCGCCCTCGCTATGGCGCAGTGTGCGGCGACGCTCGATCTTCACTACGACGCAGTCGATGGGCTCGCAGTGCATTCGCGCCAGTCATCTGCGGCGAGATCCGCCGGGTCCGCGTGATACGGCATCTCGCGCCCATCGACGGTGTGCAGCACCGGAGCGTTCGAGGTCTTCGGCCAATGCACCCAGCTGGTGATCACCACGTGCTTCGGCTTCGGGTCAGTCCATACCCCGCCCGGATGCTCCGGCGAGTGCGGCTTGAGCTGCTCAGAGTGATCCTCGATGGTGTGCTCATCGTGCATGTGCGGGCGCTGCACGAGCTTGCCGGCCTTGGCCAGCTTGAGGGCTGCGGAAAAATCCATCAGAGGCGCTCCTTGTGGAATTCGCTGCCCTTTGAATCGGGCCAAAATACTTCGTCGGCCGTGGCCTCATGCAGGAAGCGCGGCGCCTCGGGCCTCTGCGGCTCAAGCTCCGGCTGCCACACCTGGCCGATGATCTCAAAGGCATCGCACGGGTGGCTCGCCCAGTCGTGCTTGGGCGCATCCTTCAGGATCTTCAGCTGATCGTCCCACTCGTAGTGGTAGTGGGAGAGCGCATCGAGCCCGGGCTTGCACTTCTCTTCATCGAACCAGCAGCGCTCAAGGGTTTTGCGAGCAGCTGAGATCTGCGTCGCCTGCCCTGCCTGACCGCACACAAACATGTCGATGCCATAGCCGTGGCACTGATCCCCGAAGGATCGCCCGCCGCCCTGGATGGTCTTGTGCGCGGCATCGTGCGGCACGCAGTGCGCCTTCTCCTCGGCGTACTCCCAATCGAGCCGGTATTCGATCTGCGGAATATCTGCCCCGCGCTCGACATTGCCCTTGCCATCCTCGATCAGCTCGTGCCCGAGCACCTGCTCGCAGTAGTGGCGCGCGTCTTTGCCGCTCGCCTGGTAGAAGTCGATCACATACACCTGGCCGCGGATGATCTGATACCACCAGATCGCCGTGGCATCGCCGAAGCCCAAATCCCACGCGGTGTGCACCGGGTAGTCCGCATTCCACGGCACGGCCCGGATGCGCCCTGAGCGCTCGAGCTGGCGAATCCAGGCGGCATAGATCGCGCCCAGGATCGCAGCATCGAAGCTGCACATGTACTCCTGATCGAAGAGGTTCTGGCCGAGGTCTCGCCCGTACTCGCCCTGCAGCTCTGCGAGCTCGAGGGCCAGCTCCTCAGCGCTGAATACCCCGCTCTGATCGGCCGCTAGGACCTGGTGGAACCAGCCGGGGGTGCGCTTGGCGCTCTCACTGAGGGTGTAGCCGTGATTCCGGCCGCGCGGGGTGTATATGAAAATCGCCCAGCCGCCGTTCTCGCGAAGGATGGGGCGGATGTAAGCCCACGCGTGCGGATCTGCAAGCGACCATTCGGAGAACACGACACCGACTGGAGGGGAGCCCATGAGCGCGTTGTAATTGTCACTGCCCACCACCTGCCAGCTGAAGCCGGCGCGCATCTCAATCATCATCTCGTTAGTGCGCGTGCGCGTGCGCAGCTCCCGAGGAAATGCCTCATCGATCCGGAGCATGCCGGTGTGAGGGTTTATCGCGCTCCAGATCGCCTTGCGGGCCTGCTCGGCCTGGGGAAGCATGTGCCAGTAATTGCCGGGGCGCATGTGCCCGGCCTGGCAGGTCCAGTGCAGCGAGACATCATCCTTGCCGGCGCGCCGATGCCACACACAGCAGGCGCGCTTTCCTCCGGCCTGCATGTAACGCCAGAAAGGGTCCTGGTGCTCCTGGGTGCGCCAGCCACCGAAGGCATCGAACTCACCCGACAATGCGCTTGCGCTCGTATCCCGGTGGCCGATTGGTCGGGTCGGGGAACATCACGGTGAGAGGCGCGCTCTCATCGCCGGCCAGCACGATGGTGGCCTTGCCATCCAGCCGATCGCCGATTTCCTTGATAGCGCGCTCATCGCCGGTGAGAGCCTGCTCCACCACTTTCGCTGCAATCTTGCGCAGCGCCTGCCCTCGCTGGACCTTGTCATCGGTGTGCTGCGCCAGCGCATAACGCAGCGCCTCGCCCCATGGCTTGCCGTGAGCGGCGTTCTTATTTCCCAGAGGCGCGCCGCCTCTATTGTTACGACCTTTCAGCCGTTGATTCTGTTGAGCTTGTGACATCTCGTACTCTCCGGCTTTCGCCGGGCGAAGGGAGATTGAGGGACTGGGAGCCTTACGAGGCGTTCATTGTCCAGGCATCGCCGCCGATGTAGGTCAGCACCGCAGTGAGTCCTGTGGCGATGAGGGTGCCCGCGCCGGCTGAGCCGTTCTTCACCTTGCCCAGGGAGTTGTTCGGGTAAATCGTGAGATTCTGTCCGGTGTGATTCGCGATCGTGACCGTATCCCCGGGCAGGCACGGCCCATTGGGCACGCCGTTCACCGCGACATCAGAGCCGCCGAGCATTTTGACTGCGCCGGCCGCACCGAGTGTGGTGCAGACGATGAGGTCGCTCGGGATTAGCGTCGCGCCGACCAGCGATACCGTGGTGCTCGCAACGAGATTTGAGAGGAAGCCCTGCTGAGCTGTCTTCTGCTGCGCCGGCTCGCCGGGGATCCAGGCTTGAATGGTCATGTGTGCGTGCCCTCAGTACATGGTCGAGCGACGACGCGAGCCTTCGCTCTTCGTCTTCACACGCCCTTTGAGTGATTCCATTTTCCCGGCAATGGTGCCCTTGGCGGTTTTCGGGAAAGGACCGCTCGAGCCGCGCCGGCCAATGGGCCCTTCGCGGTGAGGCCCTGCCCCGCCGCCCTTTGCCAAGCCGGCACGTGAGCCAGAAGCCCCTGTGCCGATCGCCTTGGGCATGCCGGTCATGGTGTTGTCCGTGCGCAAGCCCGCGCTGTTGCGGGCAGCAGGCTCACTCGCAACGCGTTTCGCTGGCGATAGCGTGTGTGTCGTCTTGATCGAATCGCCTGCGGTGAATTTGGAAGCCATGCTATCTCCTGCGGCTGCGCTGATCGGCGCGTGGTGGGCGGGGCGTGTCGGAATCGCGTTGAGGCTGCGGATTCGCAGTGCGCCGGAACTCTACGAAGCTTCCGAGCGAGATCTGCATCTCAAGCCAGCGCGGCATTTCCGCGCGGGTGCGCCCAGTGATGGGGCGGGGCTTGCAACTTAGGGTGGCGCGATAAGAGCGCCGGGGTGGGTCAGAGCAGTCTGACACGGTTTATACCCATGATTGCGCAATTACTCAATGACGAACTTTCAGGAGGCGCGCGAGCGTGATGCTCCTGGACTCCTCGAATTTCCACTTCAGGAAGTTGAGCGAGAGCCGCCAGGCGTTCTCCAGCGTGCGCGGCGACATGCCCATTTGCTGTGCCAGAATTTTGGTCGGCAGGGGCTTGCGATACCACGCCACAAGGATGCGCCGGGTGCGCGGCGGGCACTTGCGCACGATCTCATCGACCAGCATCGCGGTCTCATCATCGAGCGGAGCTGGGCGAGCCCGAGGCGTGTCATCCCACTCCTCCTCGGGCAGCCCGCTGCCATTGGCCACGGCCCAGCGCTGCATGATGCGGTCGACGGCGAGCAGATCGCGCTCGATGACGCCCGTGGCAGGCAACCCCAGCAATGACTTCAGAACGGACGCTGTGTGCATTCCGGCTCCTGGAACAGCGGCTTGCTGTGCGTGGCCTCCCCTGCGATCTCAATCAGCTTGATCTCGACAGAGCCGCCCAGGCGCACAGGCCCCCGGCGGATGTGGAGATCATCGATATGGCAGTCATCGATGATGCAGCCCGCGTGCTTCACCGCATCGAGCAAAGCTTTCAGCGTATTGTCGAGGTCTCTGGCGCGCCGGTCCGGAGGGTAGGCCTCGATCTCAACCGCAATTTTCCCCTCCAACGGCGCGCCGTCATTGCGCCCCAGCGCTATCGAGGCCATGACCATGCGCCCCACGGTCTCGCGGTACTCGCGGCCCTCCTTCGAGAGCAGCGTGCGCGCCACTACACCCTTGCGAGTGCGCAGCGCGACGTTGCGCCAGATCGAGTTGGTGCTCGGTGGCCAGGGCAGCGTGAGGTGCCAGGAGCGCATCAGTGTGTGGCGGCTGGCCGTTCCTTGCGCGGTCGGCCGCGGCGCTTCGGTTTTTCCTTCTGCTCGCCCTCCCCGTGCTGGTTCAGCGGCAGATCCTGCTGCGTGGAATTATCGGCGCGCAACTCGCACTCGATGTGCTTGCCGAATTGATCGAACAGTTCCGCGAGCGACTCATCGAGCACAGGGGTTGCCGTGACCTTGCACGAGAGCGATGTATTACCGCCCTCCTGCAGCACCAGTTTTACCTTTGAGAGCTTGCAGTCGCTGAAGATCAGCACCTTGCGGTCGATGCCATAGGTCAGCGTAACGTAGGCGTGCTCCATCGGCTTATCGATCTCGAGTGCCTTGAGGCACTTGAGAAACGGCACCGCACCGCCGCCGCTCGTGTCGTAGAGCACATCCCACGCGTGCGGCTCAGCCAGCAGCGCATTGAGTTCGCCGTCATCGAGGATTAGGCCCTCGAGTTCGAAGGTGAGCGTGCGCAGCTTCTCGCCCTGCTCGCCCTCTTTGCCTTTGCTCGAAGCATCGTCTCCGAGCTGGCATCCGCGTTGCGACAAAATCAGCATGTAGCCTCCTGGTGGGTGGAAGTGGGCCGGCGTGGGTTGGCAGTGGCCCGTTCGTGCAGCAGCTCATCGCGCTGTCGCATCAGATCGACGGTCTCTCGATACGCCTCAGCGTGCTGTGGCGTAGATTCGTGGGATAGCACCTCGATGCGCGCGGCCTTGGCGAGACCGAGTTCGATGCGCGCGAGCTGCGGATCATCAGCAAAGCGCTTGTCCCAATTGCGGCGGTTCTCGGCAATGGCCGTCTCGAACTGCACCTGCTGCGCCGGAGTCTCTTCGGATTTTCGATCCTCTTTCGGCCGCAGCTCGATGGGCTTTGGGAAAAACCTGCCATAGCGCTCATGCCGCTCTGCGCAGCGCTTGATGGTCTCGATGGAAAGATTGCGCAGCGCCACCCAGTAGCGTTGCACCAGCAGATCATCGGGGAGTGGCTTGAGCGGGGAGAACATGCGCGCGAGTCCGTTGAGGATCTCGCGGAACTCCGCAAAATCAGGCGTGTGCACGGTAGCCCTCCTCGGCCGTTTCGTCGTTGCCCTCTTCCGGCGTCCAGCGCTGCACTACCGCCGCCGGCGAGGCTGGACTGCCCTTCAGCGGGAAAAGTCCCTGCCAGCTGTGTGCGATCGACTGCGCGACTACTGCGACCTGGTCGGCTCCGAATGCGGCGAGTGCTCGCTGCGCTTCTTCGATCGAAGCGGGTTTGATCGGCTTTCTGATCTCGGTGCGATATTTGCTCCAACGATCCCAGGCTTGCGGATTCAATCCAGGCACATCGAGGGGCAAGCGCGCAGCGCGCGCGATCTTCTTTGTGGTCTGGTCTGGTATAGGTCTGGTCTTGGTCTGGTCTGGTAACGCAACTGCGTTACTAGATGTAACGCTATCGAGTTGCACCTTGTTACGGTGCCGCGCTACTCTCTTTGCCGTCAGTGCCTTTCTTTTTGCTTCGGTGCCGTTATGCTCTTGAAAACCCGGCAATTTCACGCATTGCTCGTTGATGATCTCAAACCAATCAGCGGGCAGGATCTCAGCGAAGCCCTTGATGCCGGTGAGCTCATCTATTTCATCGACACTCATATCGAGCGTGTCGTCATCGCGGGCAAAGGAATCAGCGTGCATCCACAGCTGAGTGAGGCCGCCTAGCACCAGCGTTACACCCGGTAACGCACATGCGTTACCTTGATGACGAAGCTCGTACCGCTTGGCGAGTGCGCGCCCCATCCGCTGCACGCGAGGATCGCCGCGGAGATCCTTCTCCAAGCGAATCCAGCCGCCGTTCAACGGCGTTTTCCCTGTCGATTTGTCATAGCGCCTCAGCTCCCCGTTATGTGCTGAATCGCTGGATTAAGTCGTAGTGCGAACCTTTTTTGGAAAAGGCGGTCATGCTCGCGCCTCGTGACGATCTTTCGCCCACGCTCAAGCCGCTTCCCGTACCAGCGATACCAGGCGGTCATGCAGCGCCTGGATGCGATTGACGGAAGGGTCAGGGATCTTTCCGGCGCTGAATTTCTTCAGCCACTCGTACTCCACCGGCCCACCTTCAGGCGCGATCTCCCGAAGACTTTTGGTCTCGGTGGCTTGAGCCAATAGCGCCTGCGTGTTTTCGAGAAGTGACATAACGGCGGCGACTGTAGGGAAAGTATTCCTTACTTGTCAAGGAGCACATTCCACACGGTTTGGGAAAGAATTACCCATGCCTCGCGATCAGCTCAGCCCGCGCTTCATCCTGGCGAAGAACATCCGGGCCCTCCTGGAGCACCACTCCTGGAGTGAGCGCGACATGGGCAAGCACGCCGGGATTGACCCAAAAACGGTCAACAATCTGACAAATCAGCGCGTCGATGCCCGCCAGGACATGGTCCAGGCGATTGCCAAGGCCTGCGGGATCTCGGTGAGCCAGCTCATGGACCCGGAGTTTGATCCGGCCAGCGCCACCTCCCCTGGGGTCAAGGAGCTCATAGCGCTCTATGCCCAGGCCGATGAGCGGGGCAAGGAGAACATCCTGCGCGTCGCCCAGATGGCCGCTGGTAAGTGAAATACGCAGCCCTGGCGGCAGCGTTGCTGCTGTCCGGATGCGCTGCCGGCCCTGAAACTGTCGCCCTCCCGAATGGTCAAACCGCGCAGCTGGTCCGCTGCGATGGCTATGCCCGGTCGATTACCGATTGCATGAATGGGGCCGGGGCAATATGTCGCGGCCCGTACAGAGTTCTCGATCAGGAGGACTCGAACGATGGGGATGCCACCTTCCCCTTCAGCAACGGGAGCACCGTCACGGTCCCCATTGTGCATCGCTCCATGCTCGTGGAATGCGGTAATCCCTAGAACGGACTCTTAGGCTCGCCTGCTTTGGCTTCGCGTGGGGAAAGAATTCCTTGACACGCGCCCTCCGTAGGGAAATAATTCCTCGCACCGGGTCAATACCCAACGAGGAGAAAACGCGATGAGCGGATTGAGAGAGCACTACCAGACCAGCCGCGGCCCCGTTCAGGTGGCCGGCGAATTCCCCACCAAGTCTGCAGCCGAGTCGGCGCGCGACGCCTACCTGCGCAACTTCCACCCGCTCGGCTACGGCACGAGCCTCACGCTCGATGTCACCCCTGAGGGTGCCTTCCGTGTCAGCGGCTCACGCGCCGCCAGCTGCGAGTGAGGTGCCACGTGGAACAGCACACCCTCATCAAGAAAGTCCGCACCGATGCGCTGGAGACGATCCAGAACGCCTGCAAGGTCGTGCGCACCCTTGAGCAGCACTGGCTGCTGATCGAGCAGCTCAAGACTCTCACGCCTGGCGCCCATCTTTGGATCGATCTGAAGGATGTGAACTTCAGCATCGCCGGAGACCGCGAGGTACTCAACCGCGCTTTCCGCATTCTGCGCGGCGCGGGCTTCCAGCCGAAGGATCGCCCCGAGGATGGCAAGCCGGAATTCACCACCGTGTTCACCGGGCCGGCCGGGGAGCGCATCTACCTGTCTTTCTCCTCGACTGTGTGCCGGCGCGTGAAGGTACGCACCGAAATGCAGGAGGTGGCCATTTATGAAATTCGCTGCGGGGATGACGCGGTCACAGCCGCGCCCGCACCTGCAGAGGAGTTACCGTTTTGAACGAAACCACCGCAGTGGCCACAGCGGCCGCGCCCACCACCATGCTGGCGCTGATCGAGAAGGCCGTCTCAGGCCCGAAGATCGACATCGATACGCTCGAGCGGCTGCTCTCGATGCAGGAGCGCATCACGGCGCGCGAGGCGGAGATCGCCTTCAACGAGGCCATGAATGCCGCGCAGGCGGAAATGCCGAAGATCCTGCGCGATGC